TATAAGCTTCGCAAATTTAACTAATTGGGGTGGGGGGTTGGGGCAGTTCCCCCCACTTCCTAGGACTATAGAAAATTTAGCCAAGAGCATGAAAGAAATACAACTAGAGTGAAAAGGTAATACTATTTCAAAAAGAATAACTCAAGCAAAATAAATTTCTAACTTAAAAAAGGTAGATTGTATATGAAATAAACAAGAAATAAAGTAAAAATAATATAATAAATTACAAAATAATTTGAAGAAATTATTTTTTTTAATAAATTAAATTTATTACTATTAACTTCTAAATCAGCTAATTCATTAGATTCAGATATGGTATATTCATCACTAATTAAATTAGAGATAGATTCATCTAATTCAAAAGTACCATAGCTATCGTAAAATTTGCCCCATTTTTTTCTATATACAAAAAATTCAATTCCTAATTTTTCATTAACACCATACCATTTCGACACAGCTATAAAAGTAGAAACAGGCATAATCCTACCAATTTTAAAATTATTAACTTTTCTATGATTAATTTCATATTCAAATAAAGACCTAATTTGTCTATCTATTTGTCTATCATTTTGAGATATTAAAATAAAGTTATATCCAAGTTTTCTATGTTGTACGAAAAATTTAAGCCACTCACCTCTACTAGTTTTATTTATAGAACTATTCCAATCTCGTGAATTCCATATGACGCTACACTCATCAACTACAACTAAAGTTTGATTTTCAATACCTAATTTATGATTCTGATGAGCATAATTAACTAAAAATTCAACTGTTAAGTCAGAATTATCCTTATAAATAAAATTAGCTTTTTTATTTTTTATCATTTTTTCATTTATAGTGAAATTAGCAATTACATTAGGATATTTTTTATTACGATTTAATCTATTATAAATATCTCTTGCGACATTTAAAGACTTTCCACTCCCGGGAGTACCTGAATAAAAATAAATCATTAGGACACCACCTTAACCCATCTTAAAATGACTTGGGCAATATAATAAATTGCTATAGCACCAACCCAATAAGAAAATACTACGACAAAAAAATCAAAAGGAATAACCCAATTCAAATATTCTAAAAAAGGTATATCAATACTATCAAGAACCTTAAAAGGTGAAGGTGGCAACAAAAAAAGAGCCATATTAGCAATACCACCTAATGCTTTTATAATTAAATTAATCAAACCAATTATAAAATTAACTATCATATAATCATCTCCTTATGCACCTGATATAAATCTACGAGTAACAACAACTAAAGAAGATACAAAAATCAAACTAAAAAAAGAACGAGATATTTTAGCAAAAGAATCGAATTTAGCAAAATCAATAATAATAACTTCATCAAGCAAAGGTAATTCCCAACGGGGGGGTTCTCCACTAGCTAATAATTTTTCAAAAGCTCTCGCTAAATCCCATGGTAAACAGAAAGGAAATCTATCTGTTAAAGTTAAACCCTGCAATGGAGAAAAATCTAACTCAACTTTATTTGGAAGTTCAAGAGGGTCAGGCTGAGGTTCAGGCTCAGGCTCGGGCTCAGGCTCAGGGTTTGGGTCAGGGTTTGGGTCAGGGTTTGGATTTGTAGGGTCAGGGTTTGGGTTTGGGGTAGGTGTTTGACCTACTTTATCATGAATATTCTTATTCCAATTTAATATCTGTTTTAAAAGTGCTATTATTTCACCTAAACCTTTAGCAGTGTCGGGCTCAGGCTCAGGCTCAGGATTTGGATATGGCATTTCTTCTGAATTATCATCAATTTTTACACCTTTATCAGTCTCAACTAAATTAATAGGTTTAGAACCAAAAATATTGTCAGGATTCTGTGTCTTTATCCAATCATTGTACAAATCATCAACCGTACCTTTATAATAAGTAGATTTACTACCATCAGGATTAGTATTAGTAACAAATTTATCAGAAGGTATATTTTCAAAATTTGGATATACTGTTCTAATATCTTCAGGCTTATTAGTAAACTGATAGGTATTACCTTCAAAATAATAATTATATTCAATAGTCTTAGGTGGTTCTTTACCTTCAGGAAGCATTTTGTCATTAATAGTTCCAAGTAGAATACCTGGCGAAGCAGATTTTCTATAATATCCAGTATATTGGGGTTTTTTATCAGGATCTTCATAGGTTATATAAAGTCTAGCTCTAAGGTTAATTTCACCATAAACATTTCCCTTAGCAGTATAAGGCTTGATTTCTATATAATCAAGATCTATATTAACTTTTTTAATACCAGCACCAGCGTCAGAAACTAAAGAAACCCAAATTTCATGACCAAAAGCTATTACATAAGCATTATAAGTTTGTCCACTTTTTTTGACATCAACAGAATATGGAATCCTACCATAATATTTAACTGGATTATCATCAAAAACGCGATTTTCTCCTTTATTTGAACCCCCACCAAAATCGTTAAAAAAATCTTTAACACTATCTACTAATCTAGTAAATGCATCACCAGCCTGTTTTCCCATAATAGCAACCCAACCAGCTTTTTCCCAATCTGTAGGAGGTTTTTTTTCAGGTGGCTGTTTATCAATAAATTTCTGCCATTCTTTATACAAATCAGCACTTTCTTTAGTAATCTTAGATACTTTTTGACCTGCGACATAAGTTACTCCTGCTGCATAACAAGCTTTTATAAAAAGTGCAAGACCTGCCGACATAGTTATAGCCTCAGCCTTAACAAATGAATCAAAGCAAAAATTAAATAACATAACTAATAAAATTGAAAAGATTAATATTTTACTTTTCAAACTTAACACCCCTTTTATTAAAAAAAGGACAAGAATAATCTTGTCCTTACCTTACCTATACTATTTTGATAAGGATTTAAAAAATCGCATTCCATATCTCCAAACTAAAAATGTACCAGCAATACCTAAGCCAATCGGTGCGACTTGATTAAGAGTACCTGTTATTGATGAAGCAGTTGTCTGTAAAGCAGTAACTACTGCTGACGATACATCACCTTCTGCGGCAAAAGCACTACCTGATGATACTAATACAGTAGCAGGAACTACTAAAGCACTAGCAACTTTTTTGCATTTTTCCTTAAACATATATAATTCCTCCTTTATATAATTAACCTCTATCAAATAGAAGTTTTAAACAATAATTTAATCCTAAAGAAAAAAATCCAGTACCTAAGGAAAAAATAAAACCAAATTTTAAGCCAATCAAAATGTATTCAGTAATATTTATATCTGATAAAAATAAGACTTCATTCATTTAAAAGCCACCTTTATAAATAAAGCACCTAAAAAAATTGCAACAAATAATCCTAATGCTATATAAAAGATTTTTAAAAATTCTAATGAATTATTTATAGCTAAAGTTTGTAATTCAATAAGATTATCTAGTTTTTCAATTATAGTAGATAAATCTGAACTATAATCAATAGAACTAAAAACCTCTAAGGTATCCATTTTTATGAAACCTTCTTAGAAAAAGCAAGTTCTTCAATCAATTTCAAATTAGTTAATTTAAGAGAAGTAACATTCTTACCTGATCTAGATTTTGTAGAAACTAATTGTGCGTCACCTGAATATCTAGCAGGAAAAACACTAATCTTTTCATGCTCTAAATAATCTATAGAAGCTTCGGAGATAGAAATCCCAGCCTTGTTATTAGTTTCTTCATGCTCTCCATAGATAACAAGATTCGCACCTCTCTGTCCTTCCATGTCGTAATGATTTTTACCTAGTACAATAACCTCAATTTTCATTAGTTAAACCCCCTTTGATTATTTTATAAATCATAAACTTGACTTATATATCATAATTTTGATTTATAAATCATATTTTAGCATAAAATAAATATACTGTCAAATATTGGATAAAGATAAGTAATTCAAATATAATTAAAAATGTTATAATATAAATCAATAAGATGAAAAAGAGGTCAAAAAAATGGAAGAATATAATACAAGAATAATAAAAATGAAAATAATTGAAAAAGGATATTCTCAAAGAGAAGTGGCGAAAATGTTAGGAATAAGAGAAGAAACATTGTCGAGATGGATTGCAGGAAAACTAGGTAACATAGAAAAGTTTATAGAATTATGTAAAATTCTAGATATTGATATAAATGATTTATGATGTTATAATAAAAAAAAGAGCCATAAAAGGCTCATTCAAGGATTTCGGCTGTTTCTGAATCAATAATTAGAAAAGATTTGTCTATCGCAAGACTTTGTAAATTTTCTAATCGATTCTTTAACAAAGCCGATTTTTTCTTTTTATAATCAATAGACTTTTGTATATCACTTTCATTAAGATAACTCATAAAGTCTATTATATCTGTAGATAAAGTATCATCATTTTCATTTTTCATATATACACTTAAAGTTGATAAGCTATTTAATACTCTTTTCTTAACTGATTCTATATCTAAATCTTTTTGATATTCTCTAATAAGTTTTCTATTTTCATCAGTTATAACATTATATAGTTTAATTCCTTGAAGTCGTTTCCACCAAAGTGCTGTTTCACAATTTTTCTTTCTAGTATGAGTAGAAAAATCAACAAATCTTATTACATCATTAGTTATATACTGATGAAAAATATCTTTATTATCAAGTATTTTAAAGATTTTTTCTAACTCTTGATGTTTACAAGTAACTGTCTTTAAAAGTGATATAGAACTATCCATTGTAGAGTAAAACTTGCGTTTAGTCTGTAATTCTATATTAACAACTATAGTTAGCTTAGGAACTAATTCATCAGCTAATTTTTTAATAGAAAGATTATCATTAGAATTTAATAAACAATTTATTTTATTTTTAATAGATGAAGCTTGTCCATATTCAAGATAAAATTCAAGCCTTGCTTTATCTACATAATTATAAGAACCTTCACTAAAACATTTTTCGAGTACATAATAATCAAATCTATTAATTAACCCATTAAGTAACCAAACCTTTATAAAAAATTGCTTGTAGTTTTGATTTACAACTTCTTGCGTTTTGTTATATATTCTTAAGAAAGTATTATTTGATTTTCTTCGTCCAAGAGATAAGTAATCACATTCGACTATTTCATCACCTACAAATCTGCCCTCTTTATGCCACCTAGTAAATCTAGATACTTGCATTTTATTTAAATTTTCTTCCTTAAAAAAATTCAAAGGGTCTTGAATATAATTTGTATGATAAGCAAAATCTATTCTATTTTCAACGGTACGAGCTACTTTTATATTATATTTACTTAATATTAACGTTAAGTCTTCAAAACTTTCTTCTATGGCTCTATGCTCTCCATACAACCATAAAAATTCTGATCTAATTTGTACAAGTACCTCGGGAGTATTTTCAGTAGCTTTCTTCCTAGAAAAAAATATTATATATTTATCTTTTTTTTCTATAGAATATGAATACATACCAAAAGCAAGTGGACTTATAACCAAATCAGTAGATATTTCATTAAGTATGACCTCTTCAAACACTTCTATTGATTCATTCTTTTTTACTTCAAGATAGTCCAAAAACTTTTTTACATTTTCACATTCATTATAATTATTTTCGATATAAGCTACATAATAAAAAGTATCTATATTATGTATATATTTTTGTCTTTTTAAATCAAACCAATTCAAACTAGTGTCACTATCAAATTCTTGATAAATTAAAGATTTCTTTGCATCATATGTTATCAATTTAAAACCACCTACCATATTTTAATTTTAAAATATAATTATTGAAAGAATGACAACTAATATTTTTATAATCATTACAGTCAGTTTTTCTAGAAGATAGATAATTATAAAATAAATTAATAAAATCATCTAGTTTAGATATTTTATTATTACAAGCTACATCAAAATATTTTTCCAACTCTCCATTTTCATCAAGTTTTTTCATAAAATCTATAGTTTCTTGCAAAAAATCACCCCCGGAGTATATTTGCAAAAAGTCAAAATTTGCAAATAATAAAAACACATTAAAACAAAGCATTTACAACAGCTACATAAATTTCACACCCTGCCTTTCATGGGACGTGTTACATATACGTCCCGCGACAAAAAGGGAACCCCTAGCCCCTCTTTTATCGCGTGCCGATAGCAACAAAATCCACTGAAATTATATTTAAAAATTAACATCTTTTTTAATAGTTTCTTTTATAACTTCAAACTCAGCAGGTAATTGAAAAGATGAATCTAATTCTAATTTTTTTTCTAAAGCTAATCCTGATATAGCATAATCTAAAATTGTATCTTGAAATGATTGACCCTTTTCTATTGCTTTGTATTGTAATTGTTTTTTAAATAATTCAGGTATTCTAATATTAGTCTGTTTCACGAAATCAACTCCTTTTATTATTATATAAACATCATATCACAAACATAGCAATATAGCAAAGTATATTTATAGTATAATTAAATAGATT